GCCTAGCCTCTCGTTAGCCGACCAAGCCCACTGTAAAAGTGAAATGGCGACTCCTTCAAAGAAGACCCCTGCCGCGGTTTATCTCAGAATTTCACTGATGGGTTCCTTCCCATTAGGTACCATAGCTCAAGCAGCCTTCCGCTGAAAACAAATTGTAGTATGTCTCCAACGTAGACCTAAATATTTTCGAGTTTAAAGAGTCCCTCTTGTAAACTGATCTATAATTCAATCTTTCAAGAGATTTGAGCCTAGAATCTAAATTCCTAATATCGGAATTATAAAAACTAATCATGGCTGGGTTTTCAGTCAATGTTTCAATCATATCAACAACGGCCATAATGCCGTTAGCTTCATCAACTGTTAGCTTGACACTAGCTGCAATTACTAAAGCTTGATCTGAACTACAATTCAGAAGTTGCTTAATAACAGATTCTTTATCTAAATTCTGTTCAATTGCTTTCATGAGTTTATGATCATGATCTTGTATCCTATCGAACAACCATGTTAAATGTTCTGGTATCATCTCAAGGAGTGCATCCTTCATATCCTTATCAGCAAAATTAAGCTTCTCTTTAGCTTTATCAGATAATGCATTTAGGGCAAATGTTGCCTTAATCTTGTTATACCAATAGCATAAAGCAAGTTGGATAGCCTCCTCAGTTTCAGACAAAACTGGATCAGAAAATCCTAAATCAGCATAACTAGGTATGATTCCTGAGAACATGAGCACTTTAGCCAAGTGATTTTCACTTTCATCTGGATAGTAACGATCTATCAGAGATTCAATCATTCCACGATTATCCATGCCGTGTCTCTGTCCCCAAAATGCTCCTGCAAAAGCATAGTAATCCTGATTATGCTTCCCGATACGGTTAGCAAGTCTCTCAGGTATTGGTGAAAAGTACTCACCATTTAGAGCATGAATCTTGGCAAATTCGACAAGAGCAACAGGTTGATCCCACAATACTTGTGTAGATTTTACTATGTTGATTGGTACATTACACCACTCGCAAACCTGCATATACATATTACCAACAATATTATGCTTATCGTTATTAACAGAACATATGATGCTGTCATCACCTAATACTCGGTAAAATTGACTACCAAGAATATCTTCCTTATCAGACAATTGCATCGTCATGAGCATAATAATATGATGCGCTAGAGCAAAAGCATCAAACGAACCTAATAGGCCTTGTGGTTGGCCATTTACTTGATGATATGGTGTTACACTACCATCTTTATGTCTAAATTCTTTATCACAACTGGATACAAGATGCCAAAAATCAACAACTTCCTTATCGAAGATTAAACCTAATACTGCCTCTTGGAAGTAACTCCAGAGTTTATCAGTAGCATTGGACCAATCATAAGCCAATACACTAGGCCAGTTTCGATTCTCTCTCCAGGTCGGATCAGTAATTTGTAGGGTAAATCTAATTCCCTTACTCTGATCTTTAGTACAATCCGAAGGGATTCTTGCTAATAAAGCAGCAAGCCTATTGTGAATATAGGCACAACGATCTTGTATAGCACTAATAGTTAAGTGTATAGACCTAGTTTTAAACTTTCCAGGGTTTGGAATTTGTATAGTTATTATCCAGGGACCCTTATAGTCTCCTTTATTATAATGGCTGACATATCCAGTATGTTTGTCAAAATCACAATCACATAGAGGATCAACCTCTAAAGCCGACTTAAGCAGACTAGACCTTATACCTAGATCTGATAATTCTTTAATTCTGGCTGCATCAGCTGCCATACTTAAATATAAATCATCATCAGTGTAACTACTATGACAATATCTTTCAGTAGCAACTATTGCTTGACAAATCTCTAATACATAGGGCTTTACAGAATCTCTATGTCTCATCTTAAGGAACTCAATACCTTCCCTAATATCTCTTAAGACATTATTAAATGCCTTCTTCACCCTTTCATCCTCTTTTCGAGTTGGCTCTTTTGTTAGTATATCTAGGGTAGATTGCTCTTGTTTCCTCCACTCCCACTTATCTGGGTTAGTTTCGTTATACAACCCTCCCCTTTCATATAATGAAAAGGCCAAAGATTTTAACTCAGCAAATAGCTCAGGTTCTGATTCTCTAGTTTTCTGGCATGCCAGTGAAACTTTAAACATAGCAACGAAGAGTGGCGCATACATCTTAGGATAATTGTTTGAGATATATATATCAAGTATCTCATCTTCAATGTCAACACCTTTAACAAGGTATTTCTTTGGAGCATAAGTTAACTGGTCCAAGTTTAACACCCTACCACTTCTGGTTAAAATAACAACCTCAGTCTCTTCACTCTGTTGCACAATAGCAGAGAAAACATCAAAAAGTTCTTGATGTCGACTTTTACATGCCGTAACCCAATTTACATCAATTGTGTCATGCATACCCTTTAGAACCTTGAAAAAGTTTCTAATAAAGATCTTTTCGGCGGACTTAACCTCCTCTCTTAAATATTCATATTGACCTAGAAAGCCAATATTTGCTAATCTGGCGGAACTGGAAGATTCCACCACCTCTTGAGCAGGACCTGTGTAGTTCTGGTTAATACCATTTGCCTTGACCACCTTTGAGGCAGCCTTAGCTTTAGAGATAGATATTTTATTCTCTGTAATCTCATAAGATCTCATGTAGAGATCCCTCCTTTCTCCGAGAATAACTACACTGCTGTTATTTCTCAACTGCAATCACCTTAATTTGGCGGATTAAGATGTCACATTATTGTGTCTTGAAATAACAAGGCATTTAGCCTAGAGAGAATACATTAGTATTCCAGCCCCTAGAGAAAATCGAGTCTCATGCCAGAGATGACATTGTGCACCATCAGGCCCAGGGCCAGG